CCAAACAGCGTGGGGACAAAGAAGCCTCCCGTAAATCTTTGCAGAGCGAGAAATATATTTAATACTCCATGGAAAAGATCAACAATTGGGCTGACAGCGATCCCCATTGCCTGCATGATGTTTTGTAACTTGTCCATCATTGTTCTGTTGGATTCGGACATTTCAGCTAGCTGCTCTTGTGATAATGCAGCGGCATCGCTTTTTGCTGTTAGCTCGTCATAGGCAGACACACTCTTATTAAGCAAATTATTGGCTTCAGCCATGTCTGTGATATTGAGAGAAGCCGCAATTGCTTTTTGTTCGAACTTTTCTAGTTGGCTAAATGATTTGCCTGAAGCTTCCATTGCTTGCAAAATGGCGCGTGTACGTTGTGCCTCTGTCATATTTACCATTTGCAAACTATTCAAATAACTTCCGCCAAGAACACCATTTAATTTTGAAACAGATTCAGCGGCTCCTTCAAACGTATCAAACTGGCCCATTATGTCTAACAGCCTTCCGGTTTCAATACCCGTAAGCTTAGATGCTGCAGCAACGCCTTTGAACACCTCTATAGCCTTATCTCCATAAGCTGCTAGAACAGGCATTGCGGAATTTAAGCCTTTGATCATTGTATCAATCGGAACATCGATGGCTTTTGCAAACCCGGCAACTTGTAATATTTGCCCTTCCATTTCATCGCCCGACATTCCCAAGCCAGACGACATGTCCTGAATCAATTCAGCCGTTGTGCCCATATCAACGCCAAGCTCGTTCAATGTGGCTGTGAACTTTGTCATTTTTCCTTTAGCTTCATCTGAAAGCTTTGAAAACATTGCCACTTCTTTATACAAAGTAGCAAAAGCTTGTGAAGCTTCGTTTATGTTAACGCCAAGAGAAACCGTTTCCGTGTGAACTTCTGATAACACATCATCAAATTGGCCTGTTGTGCTTGTGGCTTTGTTCATGCTAGCTCTGGCGTCATCAGTAGCGAGCACCATCATTTGTGTTGCTTCAAAAACTTTGGAAACGGTGGCTGCGAACATGTTTTGTGGTGCCAAAGTTTGTGTGATTTGTTTGCCAACAGTCGATAGGGCGGATCCCCAATCTCCTGTTTTTTCAATCTTGCCTATAAGAGAATTTTCATAAGCGCCTGCTGTTATACCAGTTAATCGTCCAATAAGATTATCTGTGGCTCCCGCAACTTCATTGGTTGCTATAGCCTGGTTTTCTGTTTGTTTACGAATCTGCTCTTGAAGTTCGTGTTGGCGTTCTGCGTCGGTGAGAAGATCTCCCACTATTTTTCTTTGATCTAGTAACTGTCTGACTCTATTTTGTTGATCTCTGTCCAGTTTTCCATTATTTTTCAGTATATCTTCGTATGTTGCCAACTGATCTTCAATAACACCGTGTGCATCACGAACACCATCCCGGTGTTTCTGTGATTCTTCAGTGATTCTATTTTGTGCTATAAGGAGGGCGTCATGTTCTATTCGTGTGTCTACTGTGAAATCTTTATACTCTCGCTGCGCATCGGCAGCTTCGTTATTTATATCTCTGAGGATTTGTTGTTGGGTGACTTGGGATTTCTGTAATTTTATTATACCAGCTAGGGTGATCTTGTATTTTTCCAGGCCAGCTACAAAATCGTCTATAGAGCCTTTTTCCAGGCCCTTGAACTCAATGGATTCTCTTTTATCTTTAAGACCCTTGAGTAAATCTAGAATTTCTTTAATTTGGTTATCCGACATTTATTTAAATTCCTAAAATAATATTATTTAATTGGCCACTTCAAACCAGTGTTTCTTTCAAAATTTCTAATAGAGCTTTCAAGACTGTATCTGCTCTTATATGTTCTAGGGTTGTCAAGACCATATTGTAAAAAGGTATCCATGTATCTTTTTTCTCTAGACAGTGTTCTGGCAAAAGAATTTATTTCTCTTTTATTGCCTCTTATTTTAGCATTGATCGAGCCTCCCCCGAACATTGCTTTTAGCAAATATTCTATGTTAAGCCCAAACATTTTAAGCCAACTTTCATTTAAATGATTGCTTCTCCATTCAGAAAAATCAATCACAACTTCCTGTAGTTTATCTTCATTTAATTTCATCGCAGAGATCTCCATACACTTCTTTAGTAATTAGTGTCAAATACAAATAAAAAAGACCGAACAATGCCGGTCTTTCCTATTAATCAACGTCTAGATTTTGATTGTGCAGATTCTATTTCTTCCTGCTCTTTCTTTAATTGCTGGGCCAAGCGTTCAAAAAACCAATTTCTAAGTCCAACCGGGAGACTATAAGCTTCCGTAAAACTCCAACCACCAAAATATTTCATAAGAAAAAACTGTTCGTAAACAGATTCCATATATTTAGGACTTAGGCCAAAAAAAGTCAGCGGTAAACGGTACCTCCATTGCGGTATCGGTACCACACTCTGGACATGAAAAATCCTGTTTCAAATCAAGATTGGGAGTTAGTGCTTTATAGGTATTTCTCAAGTACCTAGAGTCTGTTGCTGGCAGAGTATTGACAAACTCATTCAATGTTAGTTTGTCTGCTATACCGTTAACAGAAACAGTAAAAAGTCTAATCTGATCAGTCAAAACAGTTTCATGTAGCTTGTTCTTTCTTTTTTGTTCCATTGCCTTTGTTAACCATTTTTCATCTCTTCCGGTTAAAAGGCGTAATTCAACAACAAATCCAGTTTTTGGAAGAGTTACTTTAAAAGTATTATTCTCTGTTTGTTCAAATTCAAAATCTGTATTTTCTGAATCTGGATATATAACTTTGCTATCATCCAGATCAAAAGAATACTCACTTGCTTCAGAACATACAGGGCAGGCGACTCTTGTGGCGTAATCCGCCCCATACGCAGCAATTCTTGTAGCTACAATTAAAGCATTTTTGTCGCCAACAAGTAGATCATCAACATTGATTTTTTTATCTGCTATAACACTCTGCAAAAGTTTATCAATTGCGGTGCCCTTCTTCAGCAAAGTTCTAGAAGTCAAAATGTCTTCTTCTTTTGCTGTCATGTGCCTAATTTCAAGTGTGTCTTGATTATGTAGGGGGTGCCCTTCAGGATAGAAGTCTCCTCTAGATGGCAGTTCAACCGCCTCTGTGGGGACAACAAACCTTAATCCTGCTGGTTCATTTGTTTGTGTGGGGGTATCAGGAACAGGGGGTGGATCAGGCTTAAAGCGGGATCCCGTTCTGTCTTCATTATTTCTGACTGTCATGCAAACCTCGTTGCTCTTTTAGATAAGATAATTATACCTGAAAAAGAAAACAATTTAAATACTTTTTTAAAATTGTTCAATTTATTCGATATTAGGTACCGCCTTCATTCGGGTTTGGTTCCCGCGTCTGGAATGCCAGAGATGCCTTCAACTCCTTTTTGGAATGCTGCATTGGTATCGCCAGCTTTATTATCAGAATTAAGCATTGCGAAATCATAACGAAGTTCAAGAGTAAGCTCAGTTAGATCATCACTGGTGTAATCCAGTTCTCCAAACTTTGCATCTTTAACCCAACAATTATACATAAACCACTCTTCAACAACTTTGGTTGCGCCAGTGTAGCCTTTGAGTCCCGATTCCCCAAGGGGCTGGGAGGTGGCCTCTGTTCCAATCTGCTGTATTCTAACAGTTCCCAAAGAGTTGACTGCTGCGCCTTTGGATAAAGTCATCAAATCATTTTGATCATTCGGGGCATGATAGCCAGCGTGTCTTAAAATGTCATAAATTGTTTGTGCAGCATCCGGTACCAAAGGATCGACCAATGTTACGGAAACTGTATTCCATTCAACTGCACCAGGGTAATAAAATTTATGGTTTAGGTATCTATGCTCTGCCTCAGATACGGTAAAAGAAGGTTTTGCAACTTTCTTTATAAGCCATTGTGGCATGCCGCCCAAATATAAAACCCACCTAAAATTTCTTTTGGGCTCCGGTACGTTCGCCCCTCTATCTGACCAAAATGCCATGTTTTTAGTTCTCCTTAATAAGTCTACTATAAATAGTTATCAACTTTTTTTAATCCGCAAAAGATGCTCCTGACGTTGTAATATTAAAGTCAATTGCGATAAATTCAATTGCCTTTGTTGGCTTGAGGAATACCTTCGCGTACAAGATGTTTCGATCAACCAAGTCGGGGGTTGTCGTCGTAGCATCAAGCACAAGCTTGTAATCATCCAAACCAAAGTTTGATTTAATGTTTGCCAAGAAAGGCTCTGCCATTCCAATAAAGCGGTTCCAAGTAACCTGTACGTTGGGATCGAACAATACTGATCCAGCCATTCTTGAGACTTCTTTCTTGATGTGAATCAAAAGTCTTCTTACGTTAATTCTATCAAGTGCGCTCTTGCTTACCTGCAAGGTTTTCTGTCCAAAAACAACAACTCCTTCTGACGGGAATGAAGCAATTGGGTTGATACCGCGCTCGTAAAGCTTGTCTCTTTCTTTGCTACTGAGTTTTTCTACAACATTAACAACGTTTAGTCCAGCAGCCCCTGTTGACAACCCACCTCTATTAAATCCAGCAGGCGCAAACCATAGCTGGGCTTGTCTTTGTGAGTTCGACATTACTCCAAGAGCAATAACAGAAGGAGGCACAATCACCAAGTTGTTGGAAAGAGTATCATTGATCTGTACCCATGGATAGTAAGCGGCACCATAGCTTGAATCAATTTGTGCATCAATTCTTTTATTGACAACGTTTGTAACGTTTCCGACTCTGTTTTCATAAGTGTTTGAATTTTCAGAATCTGGATTAAACCCTCCGTCCAAGTCAATAATTGCCAAGCAATCTCCTCTGTCCTCGCATGCGGTAACAAGCTTTTGGTTTAGAGAAACATTCTTTACACCAGGCATCAAGGCAATATTACAATCAAACGCTTCTGGATCTGTCATCATGTCAATCGCTCTCTGTACAGACGCATATTCAGCGTTTCCTTTACTAGGATCTGCCAAAGAATTCTGAATTACCAATTTTCTATTGCAGAATGGCTCTTTTTCAAAGATATCAAACCCATCAACACCACCATGTACAGGGATGGTAAACTTATCAAAATACTCCAAAGTATTTTTATAACCATCTGTAATAGAAGCAGATGTGCTTGATGTCAAAGCTGTTGGGCTGGAGCCAGCAGAAATGGAAGTTCCAAGTTTTCTAGAGTTTACAGTGTAGGTTGCATCAAGTGGCTTGCCGCCATTAGCAATGGTCCCGCCCGAACCTGTGCTTTCAACAATGTCATCCAAAGAGAAAACACCCGGTGAGAAAACAGGCACTGTGGCCGTATCCGCGCCGGGCTCGGCGGTCCATGTTGAACTTGAACTAACGTTAGTGGTTGTTGAAAAAGTTTGAGAATACAAATCTCTTGGAAGAGCCCTAAGCACATCCAAAACACTTTCGTCAAAGTCAAGATTAGTTGTTGATTGGCCAG